CCTCTCTTGTTTGATTTTTATTCTTCATACCTTTAATCATATTAGCAAGATTGCTAGGATTATAGATAGTTAAACCTGTTGAGTTTGTTCTAACAAGTTCTGCCTCATCAACTTGTATTCCAAGTTCTGTTGCAAGTTCAATACCCTCACTTAAATATCTATATGCTTTCAATCCAATCTTTAACTGGTCAGCTTGTTTCGTTATACTATCAACCCAAGTTTGGTGTGTGCTTACAACTTTTGCTTTCGCTTGTCGCCACACTAAAAAGATATTGTATTCATCTTTAGTACAACCTATGGCACGACTTCTACAATGAGAAGTTCCAATGACATCAAGATAGAATTGGTCATTGTAGTTTTTCTCAATGCCTATCTCATTATTACCATAACTTGATTTACCCAAAAACTTATTGTTTGCGTCAATATGTTTTGTTTTGTGTGGGTTGCTATCCTTGCCTGATTGTTGAGCGATAATATCAGGGTTATGTCCTTGCGCTTTCAGTTCCTCTCGGTAGTATGCGTGTGCAAAGTGTTCAGTATCTTCTTCGCCACTATACTCGTTGCCATTTAGATTGCCGTATAAACCAAAATCAAAATGCGATTGCGTAGTTTTTTCTTCGCCCTCGTCATTTACATCTTCGTTGTGTGCAAAGTAAAAGCATTTATCTTTTGCAACTACATCACACGGGTCGCCATATTTCTTTTTAAAATGTCTTAATGTGGCAACATCAGTAGAGGGATAAGCCCTCTCTATAACTGCTCTTGCTACATCAAATGTATGTGTTTGCAATTCTGTGAAAGTTTCTCTTGCTTCCATAAATGCTTGTCTTTCTTGCGTTTCTTCTTTTTCAAATACATCTTTTATACGATTGTATAACTTGTTTCTGTATTCGGTGTTCATTCTTATTTTTGGCATATATGTCCTTTTGTTATTTTTATACTTGACATAATATCCCATAATGATTATATAGTCAATAGAAATGATATTAGAATTATTTTTACTTATTGGAATAGTCGGTGCTATTGGTATTGCCTATTTTGCAATAATGGGAACATAGGCTCTTGAGCCCAGATCTCTATTAGTGATCTAGTGCTAGCAACTAGTATTGTGAAGAGGGATCTGGGGTTTAGACCTGCGTTGGCTTATAATTGCATATAACACCGCGCAGGCTTGAGCCCTGGTCTCTCTGCCTGGAGGTAAACGCGCGCAGGTATGAAGAGGGACCTGGGGTCAAGTTAAGTGTATAGTCGCGTAGCTAGCTGAAAAGCGTGGGCTATCTAACTTGGCCATTGAGCCCTGGTCCACAACAAGACCCATATAAAACTGGGAGATACATGCTCTGTGGATCTTGGCCAAAGAAAGAACATAATAAGATGGTAAAATGGACAACATTAACTTTCAAGCAACTAGCAGCGCATAAGACAATGCGCATGGATGCTGGTTACTGGATAAAACAAAAGGAAAAAAATGAAAAAAATAACAATCGAGCTACAAGCGTCAAGCGGCCAGCTTCAAAGCTTCATCGCGGACCTAAACATAAGCATGCAGCCTTGGCAAAAGTTCGCAAAGTATAAAATTAAATCTGGTGGCAAAATCTACAAGCCGCAAGCGCCAAGCTTCAAGCATCAAAGCTACAGGCCAGAAGCAAGAAGCAACAAGCCGCAAGCTTGACTATTATGGGAAATTATGTTATACGCTCAAATAGAAAGAGGTAATTATGTTAATCAAAGAAGCTAAAAAAATAACAGGTGGTTTAAGCAAGCCATCGAAGATGCCAGGCCCAGCTTATAACCTGCCAGCATATAAATGCATTACAGGCGCGAAGCTTGCCAAAGTACCAGGCAGCGTGTGCGCTGGTTGTTATGCCCTGAAGGGAAGATATAGATTCAGCAACGTCCGCGATGCGCTGGACCGTAGACTGGAGAGCTTAAGCCATCCAGAATGGGTCGACGCTATGGTGATCCTGATCGGCAAGCAGCCATATTTTAGATGGCACGACTCTGGAGACCTGCAGAGCGCATGGCACTTAAAACAAATTTTTGAGGTTTGTGTCCGAACACCGGGGACCAGACACTGGCTACCAACGCGGGAAGTTAAATTCCTGAAGTTAGTAGATCCAGAGGCTGTCCCTGGTAATCTTACAATTAGAATCTCTTCACATATGATCGACCAGCCGCCAGTCAAGTTCTGGCCATGGACATCAACAGTGGGCAGCTCAGGCGGTACATGCCCAGCGCCTAAGAATGGCAACAAGTGTGGACCATGCAGAGCGTGTTGGGACAGGAAAGTTGAGAACATACAATATCATGAACATTAAGAATGATAAACTCAACGCGGACAACTCCACGCGATTCGTGGAGGCAGCTAAAAGCAACAAGCAACAAGCACCAAGCACTCACCCGGATCTGTTACCTAAGCATGGACCAGAGTACTACGCACCAAGGCGCAAGCGGCGAGCATCAAGCAACAAGCGTCAAGCATCAAGCGGCAAGTTAAGCAACAAGCGTTGAATGTGATCCCAATCATCAAGCGCCAAGCAGCGAGCTTCGCGGTGATCGAGCAGCAAGCCGTGGATCGCGGCACTCTCATAAAGTTTTACGTGTCGTGGAGCGTCTGTTAAAAGTAAGATGAAATTACGTTTCGTACGAGTCATGTGGAATAGTTTTTGATGTGGTGAGAACGATACTTTCTTGCCCTTTGCAACCTTCAACTCAACCATGAAAAAACCACAAGAATCCGCATAACCCAACAAATCTGGAACACCATGAGAGGACCAAGATTCGAGTCTTGTCCACTGTATTTTGGGTGTGTTTTTCTTAATTTGTTGCCAAAATTTTGACTCTGCTTTCATCGTACCTACACCTTTTTAAATTGACTTTATTCGTACAAAAATGTATAGCAAATTTATGACTAGAACACCAGTATTAACAGATAAACAAAAGAAGTTTGCAGAACTTCTTGTCTATAACGAAGGTAGAAAAAGTCCAGCCGAATGTGCTCAGGCTGCCGGATACACTACAAGACCAAGACAGTCTGCATCTGAACTACGTAACCCAAGAGTCTATCCTCTTGTTGCAAAATATATTGGTGAATTGAGACGTGAAGTCCAGGAGAAGTATGGAGTTAATTTTGAAAAACACATTACAGAGCTTGCTAGAATCAGAGATGAAGCTAGAGCAAAAGGAGCTTGGTCTGCAGCTACAAATGCAGAAGTTTCTAGAGGTAAAGCTGCTGGATTATATATAGATCAAAAATTAATTATGACTGGTAACTTGGACCAGTTATCGGAGGAAGAATTAGAATCTAGAATGAAACAAATATTAGATGATAATAAACTTATTACAGTAGAACCTTCTCCATCTTTAGAATACAACCAAGAGGAAACACATTCCGATCAGAAAACACCTCATCATTCTGATCATACGAACTAAAGGTCCAAAGATGTTTTTTATCTTTCTTGTAAACATAAGCTTGAGTTACCATCACGCAAGGCAGGAATCTATCGAACTCATCGATAGTGGCGTGTGCAGAATCCCCGGTGATGTCTGCCCACTTAATGCTATAGAAGTAATACCTCTTCTTATTAATTACAGCACATTTATATTTTGATTTTTTTCGCTTAATCATATCTTCTATATAAGGGAGATTTTAGGGCAAATAAAGTTTTTTCAAAACTCAAAAAGGTCTCGCGCGCCAAGTAGGGACTAGGTTGTATTTATAGAAAGTGTGCCAAGGCAAAAGTGCAAAAAAGTCAATAAAATCACCATTTGTGCCAAGTGTGCCAAACGGCTTGGCACAGCTATTAGTCAATAATACCAACGATAATAGGTCAAAAACAGGGTGTGCCAAGTGTGCCATGAACTTTTTTGTATCACAGAAAAAAAAAATTGCTCAAAATCTCCACTATAGTGGCACAGTAATGGTCCTAAGTCTGCTTAAATGTTGGCGAAAGTATGGCCTGCCTTGATTCTGCCTTAATTACTACCCTTGTTGAGGGACTACCAACGATTGTAGACTCTTGGACCTCGATACGTCTTATCTTTTCTAG